ACATTGACATCTCCGAAGAGACTCTTGGACGCGAATTTACGCACGGCCAGAACCAAAGCTGCAAACAGCCCGGTGTTCAGTGAATCAAGAATATGATCGAAGTTACCATCAGAGAATGCCGAAGAGATAGCGTCCATAACCGACGAGAAAGCATCGGTAAGCATGGGCACAGCCTCTTTAATTGTCGAGAACACATTACCAAGAATATCGGCGGTCTTCGACCACGCAACGGCAATGATGTTTCCCAAGGCCCCAAGCGGAGCAAATCTTTCCTGCAGGTTAGACAGGCCAGCTCCGCCGCCATCGCCAAATGCCGAAGCAAGCAGCTTGACCAGGAACTGGATAGCCTTGATCGGATATGACAACACTTTACCAAGCCCCGAGAAGAACTTGGTCAGTCCGTCGCCATTTACGATCGCTTCATGGAGTGCGACCAACCAGTCACCAATGCTAGCCGTAATATCCAAGAACCCGCTGGACCCTTCACCAACTGTCTTGAACAGACCAAAGAAAGTCTTGGCGACTTGCTTGATGATTTCAAACCCGATGCCAAATATAGCAAAGACTCCGGCAAAGGTTCGCTTCAGCTTATCGGCCGTTTCCGAACCAATAATCAAACCCTGAGTGAACTGCCGAAGCGTAGCTGTAAGGTTAAACAACTGCGCACCGGTGGTTGCTGGAAATATCTCGCGGAAAGCATTCTTGATTGGCGTTACAACTGCGACCAAAGCCTTGAACGCGTTACCAATGGCGTCGATGAGCATGGTTCGCCCACCCATTTCTTTCCAGTCGCCAATAACCTTGTTACGGGCATTAGCGGAGGAAGAAATGAAACCGCCGAGCACGTTGTTGACGTTAGTGAACAGTTTCTTGGCTTCTTCAAAGTCGCCAAATATGAGCTGCCAAGTCTGTGCCCAGCCTGAGCCTGCCGCTTCTTTCAACGTACCGAACAGCTGCGTCATGGTCTTGACCTGAGTAGCAGCGTTCTTCGCCGTCTTGGCTTGCGCCTGGATAGCCATGATTTCTTGCTTGTTGAACCCCTGAGCCGCCAGAGCAGCATCAGAAAGGTCGCCCGTAAACTGACTCAAAGTGCGAGTAAGAACGTCGGATGTCAGCCAAGATTCCTGGCCAGGTTTAGCAGTGATAGACTCTCGGAAGGACTTGCCCTCGATTGTCACATTCTTCATGCTGCCTTTGAGCTTGACAGCGCCCTTTTCTAGGGTTCCCATCTTCTCAGCATTCTGAGCCAAGGCACGCTGGAATACCGTACCGCCCATGCCCGCGTTAACGACTGAGTTCCAGTCCTCAAGCGATACTCGACCAGCTGAAATAGCCTGCGAGAGCTGATACATGGCGCCAGAAGCCTGCTCCGAGTTTGAACCCGACAGCGCAGCAAGGTTAGCAATACCCTTGATCGACGCAGTAGCAGTTTTCAGATCAACGCCGGCAGCCGTGAAGGTACCAATATTCTTGGCCATCTCAGCAAAGTTGTAGATGGTCTGATCTGAATACTTGTTCAACTCGAGAAGAGTCGCGTTCACTTCTTTTAGCCCGGTACCGGCAGCCTGGGTGTTAGCCAGAATTGTCTGCACCGAGTTTAGGCCAGTCTCATATTCTGAGAAGCCAGCCTTTAGAGGATCAAGGGTCAGCGATTTGACCAGAGCTGCGCCAGCCGTAACCGCTCTTGACGTAATGGTGGCCAAAGCTGAAACAGCAATAACCGACATTGCGCTAAATTTACCTGAGATCTTTTCAACGCCAGCGCCAATATTTCCCAGGTTGAATCTTCCAGCAGCTTTGCTGACTTCGTTGAGGCCGTTGGTGGCCCCCTCAAGCTTCAAGCCATTGTTCAAGCTAACAAGAGAGGAAAGCGTCTTTCTGATTGCTGCTTCGAACTGTGCGTTGTCAAATTTGATCTGAACAACACGAGTGTCGATACCGCTCATGCGGAGGTCACCGCCTTCCAAACGTCAGCTTCGATCTTTTTGAATATGGGTTCGATTGCAGGATTGATGTAGTCTCGACCTGCGACATATCCACCGGTGCCAGTGGCATAGCCAAACTGAAGCATTAGAGCTACAGGAAAGCCGCTTTCAACGTCAGTGTTGTGCCAAATAACCTTTGCCGAACCTGCGCTATTCACAACTTCGTAAGTCCATGAATTTGACGCAAGACCTGATTCTCGTGGAGTTGCAGAAGCTAATGCCGCTGCTCCAGCTTTCCCCGCAGCATCGAGAATATGTCCAATGTCGAGGTTCAAAGCTTTACGAAGAGCCGCCTCTGTCTTGGCATAGGACCCGCTTGAGGAAAGTGAAAACACAAAGGTCTCCTTGGTTATGCGTGAAGGAAGATCGGCGTTCCTGCCGGAGTACCCCCGGGGACATTCTCGAGCGCGGTCACAGAAATAGCTCCGGAAACTCCGGCTGCTCCTGTGGCGCCTTTCACGAGACCTGCGTCCACTGTGGTGGTGTCGTTTCGCGTGAGAATCAGATGACCGCTACCGTTGACAGAAGCATCGATGATAATCGCATCTTCAATTTCCAACGTTCGCTCAGCAGTGAGAGCGTTGACCGTAGCCATGGTTTCTCCTTTACGTTGTGTTAGCGGTGTATGTGCCGTCGCCATTATCGGTGACTAGTGGCGAAACAAGTCGGAACGTGGTAGCTCCAGTCACTACAACTACGTCATCGAATCCAGATATGGTGAAGACACCATTAGAATCCGGCTCACCAAGCACTAGGCTCAGATCAGGTTCCGGTTCTGGCTCGGGTGTAGGAGTATCAATAAACCAAGGAAAACCCTCGGGGAATAAGACGTTAATGTTCTCGATCCCCATTTCAGAGGGCCTCCTTCACTACTCTGATGTCACGGTGTAAGACCCATCACCATGGTCTGTGGCGAACTCAGTGTTCAACTGGAAGTGGTTTGCATCCGAAATAGACACCATCTCATCTGGACCAGAAATAGTGAAGACGCCGTTCTCGTCTGGAATACCAACAACGAACGGCGCGTCTGGAGCAGCTTCCAAATAAATTGTAATCAGTTCAAGAGGGGTCGGCAAACGAGGTAACGAATCAGAAGACCCATATAGAATATCCTCAATTGCAGAAACCACGGTTGGCGAAGTGATTGTAGAATCAATAATCACGTGCGCCGAAGGACGAACACCAATAATTCTTTCAGGAATTGTCTGGAATGACCAACTGAAAGTGATGGCGTCCACCGTGTCTTTTACGGATTCGTTACCGCGCTCAGTGGGCATTGCTCGTGCATTGTAAACTATGTGTATCTTGTATCCATGATCTCTGCCGTCAATGTCATTTCCTATCAATGTTCGATAGGATAACCCAAACGGCTGACGGTACTGTTGGGTCACAAACAATCCGTCAGCCAGAGATTCGGTACCATCACATCGTGCAAACTGCGCTGGATAAGTATAGGCCTCAATGGTACCGGCAAATTCTTCCGGAGTTCCACGATCCATGTACTTAATGCCGTCCATGTAATACGGCGTTGATTCTCCTCCGGAGGGCGACTCAGATACGGAAATCAATCCCGACCAAGCTACTCCGGCACCGGTTCGAGGATAAAGGACACCTCTGTCGACCCCAACTTCAAACAGTCTTTCGCCAGGATTCCCCCAGCTAAGTTTTGGCATTCCAGTTCCTCCTTCCGACACCTATCCGGACGTACCTAGTTTGGCTTTCCGTTCGGCATTGAGCTGACGGTTTCGTGCAGCCAATTCAGCTCGAGAAAGCTTCTTCTCAGGGGCATTCTTTTGATTGATTACTTGCACTAGCGTCATCAGACGATTAAAATGCCAATACTGGCATTCAAAGGGAATGTTCAGCGAGATCATCCAGTAGTAGATAATCTCAGCCGTAATGATTTCTGTTTGACGCTTGGAAGCTTCCGCTTTAAACCAAGTAGCTGTCATCTTAGCGTCTACGTACTTGGTGATTTCGTCCATGTTTTGCTGAGAGAGTTTTCGGTAAACGTCCGGAGGAACATCGGGGGTCATTGTCATAGCTTCGATGTACCACATTGTTTCTTCGAACGTCTTCTCTTCAGGCCCAAGGAAGGGCTTTTCGAAGAATGACTCCCATTTTGACAAGGAGACCAGAGAATGCTCTAGCTGTAGTTCGAAGGTTTCCCCATCTACGAATTTCTGTGTCGAGTTATCGAACAATTCGTCAGACAGCGGGACTTTTACAGTGAGCATTCTCTGGCCTCCTTATCGGATTTTGATTCGAAACGACTTACACGAAGTCGAAGAACCAGTCGTCGTCCGTCACGGCCGGGAATCGGTAACCCGAAGCCGGCACAGCGTTCACAACGGTGTCGGCGGTGATGGTGACGGTACCGGTCTTGGTGACACCGTTGATCTGGTACACAACACCGGTCACAGTCGGAATGGTGATGACGTGCGTGGTGCTGTTGTACGTCGGAGTCGTCGGCGTGACCGTGACAGTGGTGCCAGCGAACAGCGCGATGACCTCGGCCGGAGGAGGAAGCCTCGGGTCAGAACCAGCAGTTCCGAACAGAATGTCTTCCAGGTCGGACAGAGCGCCGGCGTTGACCTGAGTCGAATCGATCGTCAGGCTGGCGGTCGGCTTGTAGTCAGTACCCTCGATGGTGCCCACGCTGGTCGG